GATCCGCAAAGACGCGGTTGCGATGCTGGAAGGGGCAAAGTCATGACCCTGCCGGTATCGTTTGATTTTGAAGGTCAGTCGGTTCGCACTGTCGATATTGAAGGTGCAATCTGGTTTGTTCATGCTGACGTTTGTCAGGTGTTGGAAATGAGGTCCCCTCATAAAGCTGCTGAAAGATTGGATGATGATGAAAAGGGTCGGACTATTATTCCGACCCCCGGTGGAAAACAGGAACTGACCATCATCAACGAAAGCGGTCTTTATTCCCTGATCCTGACCAGCCGCAAGGAAGCGGCGAAACGGTTCAAGAAATGGGTGACCGCCGAGGTGCTGCCAGCCTTGCGCAAGCATGGTCATTATGAAATGCCGGGGATTGTTCCGGTTTCCAGTCGCAAGAATTTGCCGCCATCGGCAATCCCGCGATCGGAACGGCATTATGATCTTGCGCTCGTGCGTGAGGCGCGGGCGACATATGGCGAGGCCGGGGCGCGATATGTATGGGCCAATTCGGCGACGCTGCCGGATATGTCGTGCATGAGTGAACAGGATCGGCTTGATGACCTGGCGCGGATGCGGGCCGAGGATTGTCTGAGGTATCTATTGCGTCATTCGATGGGGCGCGGGGTGCCGGTATCGGAAATGATCGTTTTCGCGCAGTACCGCGATGACGTGAAAATCGCGCTGGAAGAACGGGGGATCAAGGTTTCGCCAAGCCGATATCGCGGCAAGGTGATACTGGCGTCCGATCATCCTTTTTTGAACAAGGTTTATGCGCCCACCGATTGGGCGGGGATTTATCAACGCGTATTGAAAGACCTTCCGGGTGCGCATGTGACGCGCCATTCCCTGACTTTTGCCGATGAAGAAAGTCCGGGTGTGGTCGTGCCACTTGTCATCGTCAACAATGTCGGAGGGTTTTAAGGGTGATGTATGCTTTCCATGTCTTATGCCGACAATGTCGATCAGATCATCGCCAATTTGACCCGTCTTGAAAAGGAACAGGTTCCGTTTGCCTTATCCAAGGCGATCAACCGGGTGACATTCGAAGCGCGGGACGAGGTGCTTGCGAAGATGGATCGACGTTTTACGATCCGCGAGAATTCCTTAAAGGCCAAGGGTGGTGGTCGCCGCGCATTATTCGTGAATGCCAGCAACAAAAAACAGTCTTCCATCCGGGCCGAGATAGGGACGCCATTCTGGTTTATGGAGGATCAGGAAGAGGGCGGTACCCGTACTGGTAAATCCGGGCAGGGTGCTTGGTTGCCGGGGTCGGGGGCGCGCACGCGCAAATCCAAAGAAGGCAAGGTTACATCGCGTTTTAAAAAGGCCAAGGTGCGCAAAATGATTGCGTCTACCGGGGCCTATCCGAAGGGGCGGCGTTCTAAGAAGAATCCGAAAGCCTACGCAAAACAGCAGCCTTTCATCGCAACGATGAAAAGTGGCAAGCGTGGGGTGTTTATTCGCCAGAAGCGAAACAGTCGGTTGCCGATATCATTGTTGTGGACGGTAACTAAATCGTTCCGCGTCGCACCGCGTTGGCGGTTTCGCGAAATGATCGAGGGGCTTAGCGAGAAAAAGCTCGCGGCGTATTTCATTGCGGACATGCAGGAAGCGTTGCGGACATCGCGCAGTGGGTCAAAGCAAAGCCGATACCTTGAATATCTTATCGGGCAGCGTGATTTGCGGGCCGGTGAAAGGTTGCTTCCGGTGTCGCAGCTTGGTGCCGGGTCGCTTTCGGGAAATACGCTGGATCAGTTAAGCCAGGTATCGCGCGGTTTGCCGGGGATTTAACAATATGGCTTTTGAGGATGAAGTGCGGGACGGGCTGTGGCGCAGTGCGCCCATGATTGTCCGCTCGGTGCGTCGTTCGTCCGGGCGTCGTGGCCCCACAGTGGAACGTCCGAACCGGGATGATGCAGACACACAGGACCTTGGTCGTAAGGTCCGGACATTCAATGTCGACTGTTTTGTTCTGACCATTGATGGATTTGCCGCGCGCGATCAATTGATTGCCGCGCTTGAAAAAGAGGGGCCAGGAACCTTTGTGGACCCGTTCGGCGGCCTGACTTCCGAGCGATGGGTAAAGGTCGCTGACTACGACGTTTCCAACAGTTTCGCGGCTGAAGGTGTTGCCAATTTCTCGATCGTCTTTGAGGAAGTTGGCGAGAATGCGGAGCGTGGGTTCACACCGGGGCGCGTTTCCAATGTCTATCAGCTCGGCGTGCAATCCTCGGCGTTGTCATCTGCAGCGAGTGCCGCCTTCGTCAACAGTTATATCACGGATGGCATGCCGGGATTTGTCCGCGAAGCGGGGGCTGATGTCATTGGCACGCTGACGGATCAGGTCGGTGGGCAGCTTTTTACGGCGATCGGGGTTGATGCTTCGATGTCGGATGCGATCGACGGGATCGGAGCGGTCGGATTAACCGCCCTGACCGGGGGGGGTGTCGATATTGCGAGTGGTATTTCTTCTGGCTTTGCGTTGCTTTCGTCCTCGGTTCCTGACGCCGCGGAAGGTGTGAACGGTTTTCTTTCCCTGTCTGCATTTGAAGCGGCGGGTGTCGATGTTCCAGTATCGACCGCAACCCGGCAGGTCGAGGCGGTCAATCGCACGGCGCTTGGGGCGTTGATCCGGCGAACGGCGATTTCGGCAGCGGCGGAGCTTCTGCCGAACTATACGTTCGTTTCATATGATCAGGCGGCTGAAATAACCGGCCAGTTTCTTGATGTCATCGACCGGGAAATGGATCGGGCGGGCGGTAATGTCCCCGGTGAAAGTGACGCCGGTGTGTTTTCTGCCCTGTCGTCGGTTCGAACGTCTGTGGTTGATTACACGCGCGAAGCCGGGGCGGGCAAGGCTAAGACGATCAGCGACATGCCTTGGTTAACCGAGGCGTCGGTTGTGACGGCCCATCGCCTTTATGGTGATGCGCGCCGTGCACCTGAAATCGTTAAGCGCAACGGTATTGCGCATCCGAATATGGTCGCGTCTTGGGCGCCGATTGAGGTTCTTGATGATTGATGCACCTGAAGTCGAGCTGGATGGCAAGATTTACGATGACTGGCAGAAATGCTCGTTCAATTTTTCGATCAGCGATATCGCCAATTCCTTTGCCTTGACTACCCCGGACTTCACGCCGGATCACGGCGAAGATATGGCTGTAAAGGCGCGGTTTGGGGATCATGAATTGCTTACGGGTTGGCTTGAGGAAGTCGACAATTCGACTGTGCCCGATCAGGAAGGAACGCGACTGAGCGGGCGATCAAAGGCGGGTGATCTGGTCGATTGTTCGGCGATCGTGCCGGGTGGGGAGTATCATAACCTTTCACTGCTTGAGGCTTGTGTCGATCTTTGCAATCCATTTGGTATCGCGGTGTCGGCGTTGGTCGATGTCGGTGATCGGTTTGACCGGATCAAGATCGAACAAGGCGAGGAAGTCGGGCAGGTGATCGACCGGATATGCCGGGAACGAGGCCTGATGGCATGGTCGGTGGGTTCCGGCGATATCGTTCTTGGTCGTCCGGGGTTCGCGAGAGCGCAAACGGATCTTCGCTATCGATATACGGGGTCCGGTCAGCTTCAAAGCGATAACAATATTGTCGAGCTGTCGGCCAAACTGACCAAAGCCAATCGGCATTCGAAGCTGATCATGCGGTCGCAGGGGCAAACAAGTGATGATGATTTTGGTATTGCCGCCGCCCAGTCCGAGGCCGCGGCGGTCGATGACGCGGTTCGTCGGTATCGACCCAAGGTCCTGACAAGCGATGGGGCAGGGTCGTCCGATCAGCTTCGCCAGCGTGTTAATTGGGAAATGGCACGCCGGATCGGTAAATCAACCGCCATCACCTATCAGTGCGAGGGCTGGCAACAGGTCCCGGGCGGGGATATCTGGCGCCCCGGGTTGCTGGTTGCCGTCGAAGATCAGAAAAACAAGATCGCCGAGGAAATGCTGATCGTTTCTGTCGGGCTGACGCTTGATGAAGACAAGGGCGGTTATCGCACCTCCCTGTCGGTCGAGCCGCCCGCCGCGTGGGTGCCCAAGCCGATCTTTGCAAAGGCTGATGGTGATGCGCAATACGCGGCCCTTCGTCGCGCTGTAAGGGGGTAGGGCAATGTCAGATGGCTTGTTTCAGCGTCTCTCGCGTCGCGTGGAAAATATGATCTTCCGGGCAGTGGTTCGTTACGCCAAGTCGACCAGTCAGGGCGGGGCAATTTCCGCGCAATTGGCGGGGCGTTCAGGCGATACGCTCGATGGTGTTGTGGTGTTTGAGGGGTATGGTTTTAGCCATATTCCGCTTCCGGTTGATGCCAATGGGCGCGGCGCTGAAACCATTGTGTTTCAGTTGGAACGAAACCTTGCGGTTGCGATCCCGCCCATGGACCGCCGCCATCGGGCGAAGTCCGGGGCTGTAATTCCGGGTGAGGTCAGTATCTATGATGATCAGGGACAGCGGATAACACTGAAACGCGGCAAAAAAATCGTCATTGACGGGGCGGATTTCCTTGATGCGCTGATTGCGACAAAGGTGCTGGTCAATTGCCCGGATGTTGAATTCACCGGCAATGTAAAGATCGGCGGCAACCTTGAGGTGGTCGGTCAAGCTACCGTTGGCGGCGATATCACCGATCAGGCGGGGTCTGGCAACACGCGAACCGTTGCCGGTATGCGTGAAGTCTATAACGGCCATGAACACCCTGAAAACGATAATAACGGCCCTACCGACCCGCCAAATCAGGGGATGTAAGAATGTCGAATTTATACACCGACATGGCGCTCCGCTATGACGCGGAACGTCGCCGGTTTGATCTGTCCTTGATTGGCGGTCAAATGCCGTCGCTCCAGACAGATCATGGATTGGAGACGGCGGTAACCGCGTCGCTTTTTACGGACCGGCGCGCGCGCGAGGATGATGCTTTGCCCGATGGGTCTGATCGCCGGGGCTTTTGGGGGGAGGCTTGGCCCGCCGTTGGTGGGGTCAGGATGGGCTCGCGCCTGTGGCTTCTGGATCGCGAGATCATCACAAGCGAAACGGTCGCGCGTGTGCGCGAATACGGGACGGAGGCCTTGCAATGGCTGACGCAATTAGGTGTAGCGCAGTCCGCGACGTTTGACGCGGTTCGCGATCGCGCGGCGGGGCGTTGGGTGATTTCAGGTCATGCGCTCATAAAGCGGCCC